AAATAAACGTGATAATTTTCTACCTTTAGTGTTACATACCCAACAATGCCATGGATTGTCACCTTTAGCATTAGTATCCATGTTTACTTCAAGTTTAGGCTTATGATGTTTACAAAACGGACAAGTATATGCCCGATTGTTTTTAGAGGTATTTTTACCTTTGCCTAAAACAGAATCCACTAGGGTTATTAATAACTGGTTTACCATACTATATAAGATATGAAAAACTATTTAGGAGGCGAAGTCTTTCTTGAAAAACTTTCCTAATATGTTATCATTGTAACTATCTATAAGTAAAACATTATATTGGCACTGATGTGCTATTTCCCAGTATGTTAATTCTTTTTTAGTGTTAACTATTTTAAGGATTTCTCTTTGAAATGCTAAATTTCCTTTAGTTTTTATTTCTTCTAATATTTCTTTATTAGAACCCCAATATGTAGCCCAATCAGATTCTTTTTGAACTCTTTTGGTAGCTGATTTACGACCAGGACCTGTTTGTTCAGCTAATTCTTTTTTAGTGAGTTTTTTCTTTACATTATGATAAAGACTTTTTTTACCAATATAAAATTTACCTGTCACTCGATTAGTAATTTTATATATGAATCCAAAACTATTTTCTGGGAAATCTTCAATAGTGGTGAATTGTTTAATTTTTATATTTTCATACCAAAACCAGTTATTCATATTTTAAAAGTTTAAACCTACTTGTATTAATAGTTCATTATTGAAGTTTTTATTATATGGTCGAGGAAGTTTAGCTGTCGCCATTAACTCGTTATTATCATTATATAAACCAACAGTTGTAATATAAGTTTGAGGGTTACTATACCATTCTTCATTAATTATATATCCTGAACTACCTGAAATGAAACTTGGGTTTGTGGTATAATTATATTGAGTATTTCGAGCTCTTATGAAGACATGATTGGTTGGGGTTGGATTAAGATTACAGAGGGAAAAATTGAGGAGTGGTCCTGTAGAAGTACCTTCACTTATAATTAAACCTACATCTGGAAGGAAGAGTCCTCTTTCAATAGTACCATATCCAAAACTAAATGGAGATGTAGAAGTAGCTTCAACCATCTTATATGCTTTACCACAATCTAGAACCATTGGTAGATTTATATTACTATCATCTGTTAAATCATTCAATCTTATACTACCTGGAAGTAAAGAAAGTCCTATAAGATTTTTAGATATAGATCGTACAATAAATGATGTTTTTTCTGATCCGCCCCATTCAAAAACAGCATTTTTATCTCCATAAACTATATTACGTAAAGCACCATAACGTGATTTTTGAAGATCAGTTCCATTTTTATTAACAAAAGTCGCTGAAAATTGTAGATTAGCAGGGTTTCCAAGATAGTAATTGTTAATACCATCAACTGATTGAATTAAAAAAGATGGTGTAGTTAAAGTATCACCTACAGGGTTACCATTAGTATCTTTCCAACATGAGGTTGAAATAGCATCATTATTAAAAACAAAATCTGTGGGGTCTATTCTTGCTATTGACATATTATCTATCCATATTAATAACTATATTCATATCAACTGTTCTACTTGTGGGTATAGGTTGAGCTAATTTAGCTACAGCTAATAACTCATTAGTAGAATTATAAAGACCAACTGATGTTACGTAAGGTGCAAAGGCAGATCCTGTCACAAAATCAACTACATCACCACTAACATTAACAGTTGATCCACTTGAATTTACAGGATTAGTATACTCAGAACCTGATAGTAATGTTGGGTTTAATGAGTAATTAAACTCATCTGGTCTGATAGTACATTTATATTGGGTTTCATAGATAGTAGTTGTAGGGCGAAAAAAAACGGTTCTGTTACCTATAAAAGAATTAACTACAGTTTGATTTGTTATAATTATTATACCATGAGTGTAGATAATATTCCCAACATATTCTAAAGTAGAAGAAATAAATATATTACCTTGTCCATCATCAGTATATCCAGAAATTCCTACACCTCCTGGTTTGATATAATCTCCAAATAATGATTGAGGTATAATACCCACAGCTATTATTTCATTCGCTCCAGTTGGAAAATTTCTAATAGGGTAAAGATCACTTTGTAAAAAGTTATCATATCTACTGTTAACATTAGCTGTTTGACTACCTTCAACTACATTTCCTTGACTATTAATTATAATATAAGGTTCAGGATCATTAGGTAAAGTATTACTATAATATAAATGTTTTATAGAAGCATATACTAATGAAGCTGAAGGCCAAGGTGAAGGGTTTGCTTCATCATTAACAGAACCATAAGTAGTATTTTTACCTTTAATAAAGGTAATAGTTTCAGAATTGTTAGCATTTCCATATACAATTAATGGAGATACAATTATATCCTGTGATGTTAGTGATTTGAAGGCACCCATTCATTTAGAAATCTAACTTAACACGTATTAAAGCTTCTTTAGTAAAGTCTTTTTTAAGCGGTTTTGATAATTTAGCTACAGCTAATAACTCATTATTATCATTATACATTCCTACAGATGAGATATATGTAGTTGGATTTTGTATAAAATCATCATATAAAATAGTACCAGCACTAGCTGATACTGAGAAACTTGGATTTACTGAATAATTGAATTCTGCGTTTCTAGCTCTCACAAATACAAAATCTGAAGCTACTGTTTCTTGACTTTGGAGGAAGAAAGGATCTCCAGACAAAGCATTAATTAAAGCTGTTGGATTGTTATCATCTTGGTTAGAATCTCTTTGGGTAGTGAAATTAAGAGAAGCAGGGTTTAAAATTATAACACCAACATCTGGATATACATAACCATATACTCCAGTAGTTAAAGATAAGGGTATTACTCCATCTCCAAAACTGCCTGATCCTAGTATAAATCTTCTTCCAGCAGGAGTGTAATCAACAACTGAAGTGGTTCTACTATTATCTGTAAGTCTAATAGTACCAGTACCTGCTGCTATACCACCTATTTGAATACTACCAGGAAGAATCGCTTGCTTATAACGAGCCCTATTAATTACTATAGCATAAAAATTTTCATTAGTGGCTGTTCCTCCAAAATTAAAAGAAGTATTTTCATCTTCTCCTAATAATAAATTTACAAATTGACCATAAACTGTTCTAGTAGGTGATAAACCATTAACACTTGAATTATATAACAATGATCCAGATCCTTTAGAATCACCATATGCTACAGAAAATTGAACTTCAGCATTTGTATTTCCTGATGTGTCAGGGTCAATATTATAAACATTAATATAGTAATCTCCACTAGATCCTCCAATTTGTACGTTTGAGGTAGGGAAAGATGATATTGAAGCAGAGTAGTTTGACCACGCTGGGGTGTTTATAAAATCAGCACTAACTAAAAAATCCTCAGGATCTAATCTTTTAAATGACATATTTTATTATATTAACAATTTGTATTTTTATTTAATTGAACAGGAACTGTTACTCTAGCTCCACTATCTCTACCTATAACTGTTAAGGAAGTAGTTAATTGAGTTACTCCTTCAGGGAATAACACATTCACTGTTGTAGCTGTCATATTAATAGAAGTACCAACTACTGTTTTAGAAACAGCAGCTCCTATTGTAGATGTTGAATTCAAAGCTGTTGCTTGTGCTGTGTTGATACCTACACCATTAAATGTACTTAATAAACGAACATCACCAATAGTAGCCACATATCCTGAAGATTCAAAAGTTTGTGTTCCACCTAAATAATTAAGAGTTTGAGGTTGAATAACGAGTGAAAGACCTTGATATAAGGAAATTACTTGATATCCTAAATCCAAAATAGGTAATTTAGAAGTACCTCTAGGGAGAGTAGTAAGCAAATATTTCATTGCTTGTGTCTCATCAGGAAATGCTTCTAATAACGGCATGTTGTCAATTGCTTGACCGTAATAAGCTGAACCTAGTGGATTATTTGGGTTCCACATTGTGTAGTCAATTTCATCATCTGAGAGGGCAAATTGTGTGATTCTGAAAGAACCATCATTTCTTGCTAATAACTCTCTACCTTTTCTTGTTAAAATAGCATCAATTGTAACTATTGAATTATTAAGATATCCCATTTTATATAGATTATTTTATTATAAATATTACAAATTTAAAAGTCTAACTTAACACGTACTAAAGCTTCAGTGTCAAATTCTTTTTTAAGCGGTTTTGATAATTTAGCTACTGCTAAAAGTTCATTATTATCATTATATAATCCAACTGATGTGATATATGTCGCTGGAACTTGTAAGAATTCATTATATGATGATATAAATGAAGAGGTTTCAAATGTTGGATTTAATGAGTAATTAAATTCTGAGTTTCTGGCTCTGCAGAATATGTAGTTTGAAGATACTGTTTCTTCACTTAAAAGAGTGAGTTGGGTTAGATAATATCTTAATCTCTCAGGATTATTACTATTTATATTATTACCTCTAACAAATACTGAAGGATTATTACCTTCAGGTTCTATTATGGTTTGAGAAAATGCTGAAGGATTTAAAATTATGATTCCAATATCAGGATACAAATAACCATATATTCCATTTGCTATAGCTGATGGGTTATTAGGTAATACACCATCTCCAAAACTACCTGATCCTAAAGTAAATCTTCTACCAGCAGGAGTGTAATCAACAACTGAAGTGATTCTACTATTATCTGTTATATATGCTCCATTAGGGGCTAGACCTCTAATTTGAAGACTACCAGGTAAAATTGATTGTTTATAACATGATCTATTTATTACTATAGCGAAAAAACATTCATTACTATTAGGTCCAAAATCAAAAGAAGCATTTTCATCTTCTCCTAATAATAAGTTTACAAATTGGCCATAAATTGTTCTAGTAGGTGATAAACCAGGAGATGCTGGGCTATACTGAACTGATCCGGATCCATCTCTGTCACCATAAGCTATAGAGAATTGTATATTACTAGTTATTGAACTGGTGGATGAGGTATTAGGATTAGAAGCATAAATATCTAAATAATATTGATAGGAAGTTAAAGACTGTAGGGAAGATGTATAAAAAGATGTTAATGAAGATATATAATTATCCCAAGCAAAAGCGGCTATATCACTCGCATCAAATACAAAATCTCCAGAATCTAACTTTTTAAATGACATATTTTAATAATAAATATTATTGTATTATTTCTTTTTGGGTTAAGTCTTGAATTAATGTCTCTAATTTCTCTGATAATTCTTGAGATATAAATTCAGGTAGTAATAAACCAGTGTATGCACCTCCAGGAGCATCTTTTTTAACATCTAAAGTTACATATACTCCATCATTTAATACTCGATATATTACAAAATGTCCTGTTCGTTGAATATTAGTATTTATTCCTTGGGTTGATCCTATATTAGGAACAACTTTAAAAGCTAAAGTACCAGGTATAGGAACTCCACCAAATTGATAATCTTCAATAACCTCTACTATAGTATACACTTGTTCTCTATTATATTCAAATCTTATAAAATCACCAGGTCCAGTATCACCAAAAGGTATGTTTATAGGAGAAAACCCAAATGTTGAGGAAGCAGAATCAAGATTTTGAATTAAACCACTATCATATATAAGTCTTGAACTTGATAGAAAAACTACATGAGAATATCCTTGTGTTGGATCATCTGATATAAAACAATAAGAAGCTGATATGGATGATGAGGGGAAAGCGTATATAGCATTAACTCCATCTATTGGTTCAACATCTACTGTTCCTCCAGGTGATGCTGGGGTTTCTTGTGTTATATTGAAACTAGTATCTGAAACATAGCCTAAATTAGTATTATATCCTAAAATTTTAAATTGAGCGTTTGTATCACTAGATGCAACTTTATATTGGACTTTGAATTGATCACCTGTTTCAAAATCAAAATATGAAGAATCCCAATTGCTCCCAAATCCTCCAAAATATCCATTATCAAACTTATTAATATTAACAGAGGGAGGGGAAAATATTACTTCAGTATTATTTCTAACAACTCGAATAGTTATAAGATTATTAGTCCTATCTTCCATATCTCTACCATCAATGTATAATCTAACTGTAAATTTAATTCTAGTTCTAGCTTCAATTGAACTACTTTGAGCTATAATTGTGGCTCCAGAAACTGTCCATGCTGTGTTATTAGCACCACTATTGAATGGGATATCTGTGAAGCTAGTTGCATTAGCGAAAAAATAACCTAGGGTATTATTTACATAAAATCTTCGAGCACTAACATTTCCTACAGGATCAGTAGTTCTAGATAATAACGGTCCAAAACTCATAGTGGTAATATAGTCTTGAACGTTTTCTCCAGTTTCAGTAACTAAAATAGGGACTATTCTTCCAACATGAGCTATAGTATGAGTACCTGTTAATATTTCACTATTAGGTATTGTATCTAATGTAGGATTAGGTTCTATTAATTTAACAGTAGCTCTTTTACCAAGTTCAAAATTATTTTTTAAGTTATGTAAAGCTACAGCTTCAATACTAGTTGTTTCGGTATAAGGTTCAGGACTAACAACATTTCCATTAATGTCAATTAAATACTTTATAAAATAACCTGTTCTATCTATATATTCAGGACCTGTTCCTCCTACACCGTTAAAATAAGCGAAATATGTTTGGTTTTGTTCTGCTACAGGTGTAGAAGGTGTTGAACCAACATTATAACCACTATTATTAATTACTGTTAAAAAATCTGCCATAATCTATTTAATTAAAACGGTTTATTGAAGTTACGTGAGCTAGCTCTTGACCCATTATATCTAAGGTTAGACCATGCTTTTGAAGAGTAATTTGAATCTTGAACAGCTGCTGGAGCGGCTGTGCCTGATATAAGTAATCCAAAGTTAGAAGGAGTAATAATGCCTGTATCTAAATCAATTTTCATATAATGTGTAGATACTACATCTACTAAACTATTATTTATTAGAGGATTATAATCATAATAATCCCAATAAATTGATTCATCACCTACTACACCTGGAAAGAAATTGATTGCGGTATTAGATATAGGAATGGAATTAGCTGATGTGGGGACAAGTCTAGCTGTTTGGTATCCAAAATAACTATTATTAATAAATGATCCTAAACCTACTGCTGTGTTAAGATTCCAACTGCCTCCAGATGGGCCTATTGTTATATAAGGTAAAGTAAGATTTTGAAGATCATATAAAGTGTTAGTACTATTAATACTATTATTACTAATGATATTTACTTTAATATATTTAATAGTATATATGGTTCCAAAACCTATTGGGAAAATATCAACCCATACAAATATTTGACCAGTAGATGGATTAGGAGCCCCATCACCACTAATAAAATCAGCTAAAGATATATTGTTACTGTAATAATATGTAACTGAATATGTTGGGTTATTTAAAGGATTGTCAGATGGATACTTGAATAGATTATCAGGGTTTAATTCTCCATCAGTTGCTACTGTTGGATAATAAGGTAATTCTCCATTATAGAATTCAGCTTGGTCAGTATGTAATGATTGAGTTGGTCCTGAAGGAGTTATAATAGTTTCAGACCAAGATTGAGTATTGTTTAGGTTAGGGGTTAAAGAATTATAAATATCAAAAGAACCACCTGTTCCTCCTTCAATAAATGCTGTGTCTATAGATCCAGTATATATACTACTAGACATATATACTTGAGGTTGGACATATTTACTTCTGTTTAATAAGTGAGGTTTAATAGTGATACCTGATTTTAGATTTGTTCTTGCGGGAACAAAATCTTTAATCATATTAAATAATGAATTATCAAAGTATTTTATTAAACGAATATAAGCTATTGGATTAAAGTCATTATTAACTAATAAACTAGTAGCTACCGCTTGTAAATCAGGGTAATAAGGTAAAAATGTTTGTGATGGGTCACCAATATAAGTTCCTATATCAAAATTAAATAAATTACCAGGTTGTTTAATAAAATTATCTATGTCATTTTGAGGTGAAAATGTCACTTCTACTGTGTTAACACTAGGTGATAAACTTCTAAGAACATTATAATTCTCTAATATACTTTTTTGAGATGATAATATAAATCGAGGAGTTAAAGCGGAAATAGCGTCTGTAGTGTTCGGAAGTATTAAAGGAGGAAAAGAAGAAGACATTTGGGCACTAGTTAATATTTGAATATTATCAGTGACAATATCTTGAATACCAGTTATAGGTCTAGTATTATTCCATTCACCACCAAATTCTTTAACACTTAAAATAGAGCTAGTGATACCAAACATACTAATAATGTTTTGCAAACCAGCTACTGTTCCTTTAGATTTTAATAAATAAGGTAAATTATGATAAATACGTTTATACATTTCCTTATTAACATCATCTAAAGGAGTATAAAGTGATTGTTGAGATGCTGTTTGATATGTTAAAATTTGTTCTCCATCAAAACCTATTCCACCATTAGGGAGTGGATTTGGAGTAACAGATCGTAAATAACTTCCAGAATTAAATCCTATAAAAGCATTAAATAAATCACTAACTGAGAAATTATTTTGGTAGATTTTTAATCCAAATGATCTAATAGCGTCTGCTACTAAATCTTTAGATACACCATATTCTAAACGGTTATCACCATTATAACGATTAGTTACATCCTTATAATAAATCCATATGTTATCATAATGTTGACCTATCATATCAATGAATACCTTATAAGGATCATTCTGTGGGTCATCTGTAAGATAAGTAGGTATAGTGTAGTATAAATAATCTTTATTAGTAAGATCATAAAATGAAGCACTTTCTATTAATTTATTATACCAATTTAATACAGTATCATCTCCACTTGATATCAAAATATAAGGAGGTGGAGTAGATTTTTTTGGATAAGCATTTGAACCAGAACTATAATACAAATAATACTCAAATCCATCAAAGTTTTTAATTATATTAGTTATTTTTTCTTGTAGTATAACTGTACTAGATGTTATAGCAGTGTTAGCTGAGGTTACTATTTCTAGGCTAGCACTATATTGTTCTATTAGTTGTATTTTGTAAAAGAAATTTTTGACTCTTGACTCAGCAGATGAAAAATGAACAAAATTTTCAAATTTAGTATAATCAATTCCTACACTAATACTTTTATCTTCTAGATATGATAAAATTTGATCATATGATGATATTAAACTAGTATTTAATAATTGTTCATAATTAATATAATTAGTTGAATTATTAGTTCTATTCTTAACAGGTAAATCAAAATTAGGTCCTTTAATAGTAGGAGCTACAATTACAGGTGCTATAATATCTGGTTCAAATTGGACTTCAAAAGCTAAAGAATCAGCTGTTTTAGTCACAACCCATAATGTATCTTTTAACCTAAATTGGGATGGTAAAGGTTCATATAAGTTAATTAAAATTTCATATGTGGGTTTTGTAGTGTCAACTAATATATTATTAGCTATAATTAAACTATCACTACCAAAATTTAAATAGAAATCTTGAAAATATGAACTATCTGAATTTAAAGAGGATTTAAAATCATCAATTAATGCTTGTAAAGTTGCGTTAGCAAACTCATTAGTACCTAATCTTAATTCAGTACGATCTGATGAAATTTCCTTTATATAGAAAATTCTATTGGTGGGAGATGAATCTAGTTCATTTCTTAAAAAATTATAAAGAATATAATATTCACCATTACTAAAACCATTATTTCTTAAATCTCTTTCAGGATCTAAATCAATAACAAATGTAGCCCCATCATTAGAATTAACACTATTTATAGATACATCATTAAGAATTTGACTACCTATTTGAAAAGTTTGATTTGGAGATGTAATTGTATATTCAATATAATCTCCTCTACTGAGATCAAAAGTAGAACTAATTGATTCAGGAGTTAAAATAGATATATCCTGTGAGGAATAGGTTTGAATTTCTAGTGATTCTGGGGGTATGGAGTTTATAATAGTAGCCATTTGTTATAATGTTGGAACATTTATTGGGGTTGAAACACTAGCTGAGGTTTGTAGTAATAATATTTGTTGGTTGGCCGCTAATAGGTCTTGTCTTAAAATTGTTATTTCATCTAGTAATGCTTGAACATCTTCATTAGTCTGGTCAGCGTTTATATATTCTCCACTTTTGGTCACTAAATAAGTATGTGAATTTACATCACCTTCAGTTGGTATGTCATAAAAAAGAATATCATATAAATTAAAAAACTCAGTGATAGTTATAGTGTCTTCTAAAGGAGGAGGAGGAGTTGATACTTGTGAAAATGAAGTATCAATTGTTTTTTCATAAGCTGCTTTATTAAAAACAGTTCTATTTAAAGAATATTCAGCCATTTACTACTTTAAAATAATAATCATTATCAAAAACTATTGTTGATCCATTTATAATACTTTTAATAAGTATTTTATAATATCGTTCAGGTTCTAAACCATTCATATATAATGTAAAATAACTACCTTGTTCATCAGCACTTAATTGAGTAAATTGATCATCGAAATCTACAACAACTTCATTAGTATCCAAGTCTTTTATTGAATAATATGATGACGTTGGAAGATAATAATTTTTTGTATAATAGGAAGCTGTTTGAAAGGTTCTTGTTGGGTAAGTTGGTCTACTATTAACTCTAAATCTATTTATACTTTCAGGGTAAAAAATACCTGGGTTTTCATCAAGTGCTATTGTAGCATTAGTAGTGTTTAATATAGTATTAGTGGAAGATCCTGTGTTGAAAATATAGTCTCTCCATCTAAATTCAAGTTGAGGTGGATATATAGTATGAGTATCTCTAGAGAAAAATTTCATTTTATTCTCATAATTCTCATTATCAACAAATTCAACAGCTTGTTTAGCTATAAATCCATTATTTTCTATAGTACCACTATACCATGCTTTAACCATGTTAGTAATATCAGTATTGATATCACCAGAATCAGTATAAGTAAAACTTTGGGTTGAGAATATAGGTAACACAGTTACATTTGATGAACTATAATACCAATTACCTCCACCTAAAGTACTACTATATGAGGCAGTCACGTTAGAAGAGAATCCACTTGTTAACCAAGCATTACTACCAGAATATGATCTCCATCCCCAACTAACACCATTTTGAACTTCAGGAGAATAATTATATTTTCCTGTTCCCATATTCCAAGAGCCTGAAATAGGGTAAAATTCAAGTTGAGTGTCTAGATTTAAACCTTCTAAATTTGATATGAATCCTCTAAAATATGCTTTCCAAGAAGAACCACTGATTTTATTATCAATAATATCATTGATTTCAGTATCTGAAAATTGAGTGAGGAATCTACTGGTTTGAGGTAAAGCAGAGACATTAACAACTGAGAGAGAAGATTCTATTATTTCATCTAATCCTGTGTTTTTACTAGGATATAATGAGTATATAGTAGCATCTTTAGTAGGGAATATTTTATAAACAGCCATTATTTGTAAGGATCAAGAGTTCTACCTAAGTAAAGTTTATCTTCTTCTCTAGTTCTGAATTGATCAGAGTATGTGTTTTTTGGGCCATATGGAGTAGAAGTTGGGAATGACATTACATTAGCTCCTACTTTAGATACATATGGGATATTTAAAGGACCACCTAAAACTTCAGGATTTTCTAGATCAAAATTTGTTTGATTAAATTTATCTAAAAGACCACCTTGTCCTCTAATAATCCCTTCAGTTGAACCTAAATATGTTGTTGAGGAATCATATTTTTTATAAAAATCACCATAACGTCCAGGTGAACCATCTAAATATGTTTGGTCTAATTTATCTTTTAATCCGTCCATAATAATATATTTTTAATTATAAATATAAAAATTATAAAGGTACAACACGTCCTTTAATATCAGAATCAAGATATTTAACTTCAAAAATCATTGGATCTATTGAAGGATAAATAACATTATTTTGAGTAGCGCCAGGAATGTCATAAGCATAAGCAGAATAATCAGAACCATATTTATTAGTTATACTAATATTTTTAACTGTTTGCACTCCGTCTATTCTATCAAGCATAACATATATATCTTTCAATATAATAGGTTCATTCATTTGCCACTTATCAATATTAAAATAATCTCTAACAGCTGTTATACATTTAAATAAAACATCATTATTATTATAATTAGGTAAAACTATAATATCAAAATCTACACCAATATTAATAACAAAACCATCCCTAATTTTAATAGAATCATTAACTATTCTATATTGAGATAAATATGTTTTTAAATTTTGTTTTAAACTAGTTGAAGCTGGTTTTAATTTTTTATCATTATCATAAGCTAAAACATATAGATTTATTGATGATAATGATTCACCTGGAAGTAGATTTTCTAGTTTTTCAGGTTCAGCGTATATTTTAGCTAATGAACCATATTGAGGGGGTAAACTCATAGCTCTAACTAAATAGTCATCTTGAGTTACAGTTCTTAATTGAGTTCCAAAAGTAGCTAAAGAATTTTGTTTTATTTCTTCTACAGTGTCACCATCTGAACCACCTGTAGCTGCTGTTGGGTTCTGGGCTGTTACTGAGTTTATGATATCGGCTGCTAATCCAGCATCAGGTGTAGGATTAGGTATAGTTATATTACTAGTATTACTTATACCTGTGAAAGCATTAGCAGGCACATTAGCAGTTACACCTCCACCAGTTAAATATCTAATAGTTAAAGTAGTGTTTGAAGGAGATATACCATAAGTACTAGTATATAAAAAATTAGCTGGGTCGTAAGCTGTTGTTAAATTATCATCTACTGGGTTTAAGCTATTTCCTACATTAGTAGGATTAGGTATAATTTCTTCCTCAACATTAGCTGTAGTAGTCCCAGCACCAAATTGTATTTGAAGAGTTGTAGGTGATGTGAAACGAGATACAAATCTTCTAGGAGCTTTAAAAAGTTGCAATAAATAAGGAACCTCACTAGCATCTGAATTAGGATTTTTGATATTATCATAAATCATTTCTTGGGCTAAATAAGGTACTTCATACCATTCATTTCCATCACTATCCGTTATATCTAATATTCCTACAATATCAGTATTATTTATCTCTATAGTTTGGAAACGTTGAGGAATTCCAAAACTAAAAGTGACAGTTTGTATATTAGCTGATATAGCTTTACGAGTCTTTTTTAAAAGATAAAACTCAGGTTCATTTGTAGCTGTATCTATAGTTAAAATAGCTGTTTGAGTAGGGTCTAAAGAACTAGAAAAAGAAAAATCAATTGTATCTTGAATTACAAAATTAGTAGTTCCTATTAAACTTGATTGTAAAACAGTGTTATTATTAATAAAAACAGAATATCTATAGTCTGGGGCGTAACCTTCAGATGTTAAGATAGAAGGGATTTGTTGATAAACATCAACATCTACTACTGCTACACCAGTTACTTTAGGTTTATAACCTAACATATAAGCTAGAGTATATAAATTATTTTCTTGGCGAGCAAATTGAATGAAATTTTCTTGGATTTGATTATCAAGATAAAAAGACAAAACATCACCAACATATGCTGACATTTCTAAAAATAACATCCCTGGGGATGAGGGTGAAAAGTCATTATAAGTTGCTGGGAAGTAGGTTTTAGTATACTCAATAAGAGCATTTCTTAATTCACCAAAATCTTTATTTACATATTTTATATCTCTATTTTCGACAGCCATGTTTAGAATATTATTGTTATATTTTGAGCTTCATTACTATAAATTGAATATACAATATCTAATTGAATAGCATTTGACTCATAAGCAGGGGTTAATGTTATAGAAATAACATTCACACTAGGGAAATTGCTAGTAATATCATTAGTAAGTTTTATTTCTAAAGCTCTTAAATTAGATTCAGTTATATTTTCAAATATAAATCTTCTTAAATTTGATCCAAAGTTAGGATTTAAAACACGCTCACCTTTATTAGTTAAAACATAATTAATTATATTTGATTTAATTTGTTCTGTAGTAGTGTATGTTGGGTTAAATACTGGATCACCTGTTGAGTAAGTTGGGGATTGATTGTCTGTACCAGCAGGTATAGTTGTATTACCAGCTGATGCGGTATATAAAAAATTATTAAAAGTAGTTCCTTTACCATTAAAAGGAATAGATACCCCCACAGCTACTCGCTTGTTTATATCTAAAGGATGTTTATTTGGTAATCTTAAGGCCATTATTTAGTCATTAACCCCATTATTTGATCTAAACTTACTTCACCACCAGGTAAACTTGAACCCTCACCTACTGTACTAACAGGAGGAGGAGCATATGCTGGTTGAACATGGGATGAATTAGCTGAGATTGTAGTGTCAAATTCACCGCCAATCATAGCTCGTAAGTTACGTTTAATATCTGGATTGATATTAGTTGTTCCATTAGGTTTGGTGAATACTTGAGGATTTACTGTTTCATTAACTACAGTTTTAGGAGAACGTACTGCCTCAAGAAGTATATCTTTAATTTCTTCTTGAATTGCTTCACGAACTGCTTCTTTAATTAACTTTTTTAATATATCTATTTTCATGGTTATAAATATTAAATTATCCAGCTGTTAACTGAGGGTTTGAATCTATAATAAATTTTAATTGGTCTAATAATACTTGAGCATCTGAAGCAAATGAGGACTCAGTTTTTAAAACAGGAATACCTTGTTTGTTTAAAGCTTGTGCAAAACGTTTAGGATATTTATTAGAATTAGAAGCATCTAATTTTATTTCTAATTTAAATTCTCTATATGTGACATCTTGTTGAGTTCCTTGTATCACTCCACTATTACTAATTCCTGTTGATTGGTTCACAAAAATATTTAATTCATCATTAATTGCTTCAAAAGGTACATCTTGTTCATTAGAACATTGTTGTATTAAAGTATCTAAATTATTTAAAAGTCTTAATATTATACCTAAAATAATTCCAAAAGAAGATAAAGCCAAAGTAGAAATATTAATAACTACTTTAGCTTTTTTTAACGCATCTTTTAATTTATCTTTACTAGTACCTGTTATTTCTATAGCACCTGATGTTAAAGTTGTAGCAGGAATGGGTGAGAATTCTATAGCTGTTATACCTGCTTGTAAAGCAGTAATAGTGGCATTAATTCCAAGTAATATTTTAGAAGTAATAGTCACAGTTTTATAAGCTATATTTATTTGTCTAGCTAATTTATTTCTTTTGTTTATTAACTCTAATAATTTAGCTTGGCTAGGACAAGATATTTGGTCTTCTATTTTATTTAAAGATACTTTAGATAATATAGCTTGTAAAGCAACACCACCAAATTGAGCTAATAGTTTAACAACAAAAGGAATAGCTGTTTTTTTTAACTCTTCTTTTTGTCTATTAGTTGTATTAGCAAATTTTTCTTGGGCTGTTAGCTCTGACTCACCTTGTTGTTTTATTTGATTAGTTTCTTCAACTCCTATTTCTTGATTAATCTTATTAATAGCAGTGTTTGTAACATCAGGAGTAGGTGAAAGAGTAAGACGAGGGATATTATATTCTTTATTATCTGAAGTTAATGTATCTCCTCCAGTTTGTTGTATATTGGTTAATTCTTTAACTTCATGTCCTTCTTTAGAAACAGTTACTGTTCCAGTAGGATCCCAAATATCTGGTTTCAAGGTAAAATTACCATCTTTGTCAGTTACAGTTTCTGTAACATTATCTGGAGCATCTGGTGATTTAAGTATTTGGGTTGGTTTATTAGGACCATAATCAAAAGACCAAGGTGCTTTAAAATATTCAAGTATTACATTAGCATCTTTAAGAACAAGTTCTGAGAAGTCAACTTCTTCTTTAAGTTGATCATTAAGTTCGTTATTTTGAGGGTCACTCTCTTTACTTTTAATATATCTATTATAATAAGCACTATAACCACGAATGGGACCTTCATTATCTCTAAAGTATAGATAAATATTACCTGTAGGTAGACTAGATAATACTTTTGAACCTTTTTCTTTTAATAAATTATTTATAACATCAGGACATCCTTTAGAGCATTTATTAAATTTTTCACCCATAAGAGTAAAAAAACTATCTAAATCTGGGGGTACTTTAGAGAATACAACACCTGGATCGCATTTTTTAGAGCATCCATCTGCAATATATTCTTCAGGAGAAAGTATTGGAGATGGAGCAGTGGAAATATATTCTTCTCCTTTTTCATCCCATGCTTTTTTTAATGCTTTGGTATTTATAGAATTAGGTTGAGGAGGAGGATCAACATTATAAGGTTTTGGACTATTTTTATATTCAGGATATTTTTCTAATAACCATGTTCTAAATTCATCACTTTCTGTTGAGTTTTTAAAAGGTGTGTCTGGGTATTCTTTGGGTGGTTCTATTATCACTTTAGCTCCAGCTACAGGTTGACCTTTATCATCTGTTATTTTGCCTGTGATTGTGTTTGGTGAGGATGCAGGAGAGGCAGAAGTGATATTATCAGCATATGAAGGAATATATGAAGGATTTTTTTCAGAATATGCTATTCTGGCTTTAATTAATTTCTTAGCTACATCTTTAACAGTATATTTAGATTTATCAGGATTAACCCCATCTCCTCCATAGTATGCTTTATTTCCATCACCTGTTTCAACATTACCCCAAGTTTTACCACTTCTTGTTATAATAGGAAATGAAGCAAATTCTTGGCCTAAACCTTGAATAGCTCTTTCTAAATCTTCTTTAGATCCACCATTTGTACCTCTAATATATTTACCTGTATCAGAACGTTTATCTAAAATTAAATAATCACCAAGTTGTTCTTGAGTAGTTTGGTCATACTTTTTATCAAAAATATTTAATGTTTTAACAGCTGTGTATAATGTACCTGGTACTATTTGGTATTTACCTGTGGCAAATAAATTACCTTTACCTAGTGGATTTGTAGCTTTTCCGTCTATTATGTGAGGAGACTGGTTTTCTAAAACTTGTTTTAATGTTAAATTAGTTAGAATAACAGAATTTTGATTAAAATATGGTGACCCAGGAGTTGAAGAGCGTATACTTCTTCCACCATTTATATTGTAAATGTTATAATCACCTATACTTTCAAGTGTAGCTATAAAATTTTTTATTTCTATTAAATCAGTTGAACTTTTAGCCATAATTTATTTATCTTTTAGTTCCTTTATTAATAAAAACTTGATTAGAAAGAATACTTTTATTATTAAGAGTATTTTTAAGATTAGTACAAGCTGATTTTAATATAGGACCAGCAGAAGTTAAAGTAGCTACTGGACCTTCAATTGCTATATTATTAATCATAGCTTCAGCAGCTGTTTCTACAGCTTGAATAAATGTTAAAAGTGCTTGAGTTAGTTCTTCTCCTAACACAGCTGATTGTAGTTGTATTCCTTCAGAACCAAATGCTGATCCGAGATATAGTTTAGGGGCAGCTAATGTGATTTGATTTCTAGCGTCAAAATTAAGTGTTGTATTTGCTGAAAGATGAATTGATTTGTTAGAACTTAACATTATATTATCAGTTCTAGAGTTAAAAATCAATTGATCAGAATTAAGTATTATTTGGCTGTTTGGGTATAATTGAACAAAAGGAGCTTGCGATTGGTTTGGACCATATGAATCATCAATTTTACTAGCTAAAAATAAAGGAATATTTTGATTAGAAGTTAAATAGATAGATGATTTGTCTTCATTTATTTTTTCTAAAGTAGGTACCCAAGAATCCGTTGTGTCAACCACATTTTTAGCGCTATTACCTTGACCATTTCTTATAATAGTAATAGGATTACCATTATCTCCTTCTGAAGACCATTCATTAGATTTAAAAGCACCATTAACTGTTGAACCAAGTCTTATAGAATTACTAAAACGTCCTTCATAAATTATATCTCCTTCATATGGTAAAAGAGGATAATTATTTAAAACATTATTTTCATTAAATGTATCACCTAATTCTATCTCAGTATCTTGGTCTGTTATTCTTCTAACAGAACCAGCTTCAACTAAAGAATATTCTTTATTTTCTAATTCAGGAATAATATCAGTTGATGGAATAGCGTTATGTACTTGACTATTCCATACATTTATTGGTGGTAAATAATAAGCAGATACAGCTGAAGTGTTTTCAATTACATTAGGATCAGCTAAATATAATACAGGTACTAATTCATTAATTAATGGATACTGTTTTATATTAGGGTAAGCAGGATAAGCAGGTATAAGAGGAATTTCTTCTTTACGATTTGGTTGAATAGTAGGTTCAATAAAAATTGTTCCTATACCATTCCATTGTCCAAATTCATCAAAACGAGGATGAGAATCATCTAATATAATATCCCTAACTCTACTAGAGATAATAACATTAGCTGATGTGGCTGGTTTTACATCAAGTTTTGGGACATTGTATCTAACAGTGTTATTAAAACCATATTTAATATCAACACTCATTTATTCACCTCCGTCTTTAAACTTGTCTATCTCAGCAAGTAATTGAGCTTTTTCTTCTTCAGAGATACCAAAACCATTCTCAGCAGTTCCATTATTACTCATAACACGTTGGATAATGGTTGCCATTTTGATTAATTGTTCATCATTTTTAACACCTATTTCTAAGTATTCTTTAATTAAAGGAACAATTAAAGTAGCATCACCTATTTCATTTACTAATGGTTTAAGTTCTGATATTAGAGCAGAGATTTGTTTTTCTTTTTTCTTTTGATTATTATATATCTCTTCTAAAATATCAGAAAATTTCTTACCACCAAATACAATATTATCTAAACCATTCATGATATTTATTTATCCATAAATATGATTATGGAAAATTTGTATAACCATTCTCTAAATAGAAATAATAATGTTCTTTAAATATATCATAAAGTCTATTAGCTATTTTAGTGATTTTAGGTGTTTTAGCGTCTATAATCTCTCTAATATAGATATACAATGCTTTTTTATTAAAGATTTCTATACTTTCTCTTTTACGAAATAATTCTAAAATTGCATCTGCTATCTTAGCGTCTCCTTCTTTTGGAAATAATGTATGAATATTTTTAGTACAATAGTCAACATAGTGATCCATAAACATAATTAGTTTTTGATTAGCAGGAGTGTCATCAATATTATAACTATGTTTTTCATCTGATTCTAATTCTTCAACTGGGGCTTTGTCTACTCGTTTTTTATAGTTTTTAGTATTTGAAATAATCAAATAACGTTTAGCTATAGTTCCAAAATATGAATATGCTTTAGCTCCTTTTTCTGGGTTAAATAGATGAATTTTAGATAAAAGAAATGAAATTACTTCATGTTGTAAATCCTCAATATTATCTACTTCAGTGTAATAAAATTTAAAAGTATGGATAATATTTTCTGTTAATTTAAAGAAAGCATAGTGGATACGATCACTATAAATTCTACTTCTTATTTCAAAATCTAGAGTGTTATTATATTCAATAATAGCATTTTCTGTTTCTTGAGTGAAATACATTCCA